ATGTACAGTGTATATAGAGTACATATAATATATTGTCTGATAATATATATTAAGTATATCTGTATAAGGTATATATGTACAGTATGTATAAGGTATATGTATAGTATGTCTCTATGTACTGTATAGGCATAGGTATAAGTATATGTATATCTGTATGTACAGTATATAGATATCTGGTAAGTAGGTATGTGTATAGTGTATCTAAGTATATACAGATACAGAGTGCAGGAGCTGACAGCTGATCAAGTCAGAGACAGCCAACAGATGAGAGATACACAGACAGGGCAGGCAGCCAAGACGGACACATGTGAGAGCTGGACACGATGAGCACACACAGAAGGGCGCTAGAAGGGCACAGAAGGCGGCTAGAAGGCGTTTGAAGGGGAAAGGCTAAGATATAGCCACATATACGCACGACAAAAAGAAATACACGGAAAGGAGGGCTACAGAATGCCAAGAGGAGGGAAACGAATGCCAAGCTATAGGGATATTGCAGAAACCATGGACGGAGACGAACTGGACGCTATCCTTGACGTATCTCTGCAGGGGCTAGCTAGAGCACGTGAAAAAGGTTCACAGCCCATGTATAGCAACTCTCCCGAAGGGCTAAAAAGTTTCAAGCACGACTCAGAAGAGTATCTGACATTTGTTCGGAACGTAAACAAAACCCCAACGGAAGGCGGAAAGCTGCGCCTAGTGCCTGATATAGAGTCCTGGGCGGCATTTTTGGGAGTTACGCGGCACATGATCACGGGCTACGAAAAGCGTAGCAGTGATTGGAAGTCTACTATAGACGCGGTAAAAGGCGTTATAACAGCTTGCAAGAAGCAGCTTGCATTTACTGGCAAAATGCCACCAGTGCTTGCAATCTTTGATCTTACCAACAATTCCGACTATGTCAACGCGTCAGAGTTCCGGTTATCAGCTGAGACAGCACCAGAAGCCAAACAGATAACGGCGGAAGAGTGGGAAAAAGTCATTGATGCAGAACCAGAAGCCCCGAAGCTATCGGATTTTAAATTGTCTGACGATTTAAATTAAGATTGGTCAAGGTTTCTTGATCTGTGTTAATCTCTCAGATAGTATTAAGTTCGTATAATGTTTGTTATACGTACTTTTAACGGTCAATGGTGCATATACTCAGACCAGGGCAGCAAAACACTGTTGCTTTTGTATATACAAATGCGCACAATTCAAGTTTTGCCGTCACGGATCAGGAGCCGCGACCAGCTGCGCGGCTGTCAGATGATCACGCGAAAAGGGGTGTAGGGGTCTGAGAGCGTGCCCCCGGCATGGGGCTACTTAGTCCCCAAAATATTTTTCCAAAATAAAAAGCCCCTTTTAACTCGTAACTACACATATGGCAAAGATAGGGAATCGCAACCCGAAAGCTGTGAGCCTTGACAGTTTCTTTGCCATAGCGCCAAGGCATAATATACTCAAACTATAAAATGAAAATATCAACCAAAGAAATAACCGATGAATGTCAGCATTGCGGTGACATACTGGTTTGCCAGTTGTGCCGTGAAGTACACGGAATCAATCGTGAACGAATAAACGTTACCCAAATGGTTACATGCCAGATAGAACACAAGAACAGGAGGTTATCTAATGAGAATCATTTCACAGTGTAAAACCAAATCTGTTGAGTTTTGTAACGTTGCTTTGCTGAGACGTGATGAAACTATCTTTGCAAGGACTGCAAACCAAGACATGGTACTTGCAGAGTATAAGACTCCAGTCAGAGCAGCTGAGGTATTTGAGGAATTAAACATTTCTGCTTCTAACTTCTCAACATATATCTACTACATGCCGGAGGAATAAGCAATGGAAAGAAAATTAGTTTTAGTTAAATTTATTGACGGCACAAGTGAGACAATAGAAGCTTATTGCAGTTCGCGAGGTGGATACTATGGCTATCTAACCAAAAAAGAATTGTTTTACGTATCCTGCGCTTCTAACTTCTCAAAAACTCTCTTTCCTCGTGAATTTGTCAAAGCAATATCCCTTTTGGATGAATAGGAGGAGTAATGGCAAATACAAAATTTGAAAATGCAACAACATGGTTACAAGGTGTTATTTCTGGATATCAAAAGCAGATCAATGATTTCTCAGCTGTGCCTAATCCAGATGCAAATAAAATAAAAGCATGTAAAGAACGTCAAGAGCTTTGTCAGTACATTTTGGACTTTATGGTTAAGGCTAAGCAGCAGAATGATGTAATGGCTGCTAAGGCAAGTTCTCAAAATACCGCTGTAAAGCCACAGAATGCCTCACAATCAATTTCAGCTCATTCAATGAATACTATAGGTAAAGAACGGTTAGAGCAATTAGAGCTTGTTTTGGGGCTTGATGCTACAATCAGCTTTTGCAGAGCTGCTTTAATCTTGGAGCTTCCAGAATTTGGATCAAAAGAGGCACTTCTTCGAACACTTAAAGATTTTGCCTCAAAGCGAAGCTAGGAGGATGTCTTATGAGAGTTTTTGTTTTAACCTTTGACTCCTATTTTGATTCCTGCGGTTCTTCACTCGAATTGATTGGCGTCTTTCAGTCCAAAGATAAAGTAAAAGCCGCTATTGAGCAAACAAAATCTGAATATGCTTCCACTATAAATGAGTATCGCAAGTATGAGAAGAAATACTATAAAAAGAGTGATTCAGAGATTGAAAAAGAAATCAATGAACACTTTATCGTCACGTCTGTCGAAGTTGACAAGGTGATTAACCGAAATTTAGGAGGTTATGTGGAATGATAAAAATTCTGAAACATGGTACATTACAGCAAATTGGTTGCTCGCATTGCGGTGCACTTTTAAGTTATGATGAGGCAACTGATGTCCAAAAAAACACATTACCGTCTTGTGAATCATTAGCTGCTGAGCTAGACTATTCGCTGCCAAAACCTATTCAAGCGAAAGAGTATTACATCATCTGTCCACAGTGTAATAACAAGATTATTTTGTCAGCAACTCGATAAGAAAGGAGTGCCTATGAGTGATATAGATAAATGTATTTCTGCGCTGATCAAGCTTAGCAAGTCTTTTGGAATTGATGCTAAGACTATTCCATCACATTTTAACTGCATAATTGTTGCTTTTGAGAAAAAATCATGTGATGGTACTCCATGGCGCCTTAACTATGCTTTTGAGCTTTGGCTGCTGAAAGACCTTGATGCTTGCCAACTTCAAGAATATTTCAAATATGTATTTTTCGATAAAATTTTAGAATCTTTTATCGAATACGAAAAAGAAGTGTTCAAAATAGAGGAGTCTTTATGATTAAATTAGAACATGCTGTATTACCAAGCCCAGAACAAATAGAATTTGCTATTGAAGGTCTTCGAAACTCCTTCAATTCGTGGTTTAAAAGTGATAGCCATTGGGGATGCCTTCACCTCGGTGAAGAACGTGATTGTGATACCTGCGATAGTATCCAACCAGATAAATGTACATGGTCTCCACAATTTATAGTTGGCAAAGAAGATATGGCACTTATGCGACGTCTATCTTCATATGGTCCCGATCATCGTAAATTTATGCGTATGCTTCCGGTATGTATCAGAATTACAGCACCACTTTATTGGTGGAAAGAAGCAGACACATATTCCGTAGGCACTTCAAAGAATAGTTGTAGCACCATGCATCGAATTGATGCCAAAGAATTTACATTAGATGATTTCTCAGCAGAGCATCTTATTGGCTTTGAAAGTGCTGAATCTGATTTCCCAATATTTCACGGGGCAGAGCATTCGCCAATCGGCCTGTTGAATCAGACAATCCGTATACTTAATTTTTACAGGCAAAAATATCTTGCTACCAAGGAAAAGAAGTATTGGTGGCAACTAATTCAGCTGTTGCCTGATTCTTATAACCAGACCAGAAATGTAACGCTTAACTATGAAGTCCTTGCAAACATCTATAAAGCACGCCGCAACCATAAACTGGACGAATGGCGAGATTTTTGCGACTGGATTGAAACATTGCCGTATAGTGATCTTATCACTGGAAAGGAAACAAAATGACATTTAACGAGTATCAGCGCGGCGTAATGAGAACCGCATCAGACGTAACAAAAGCAACAAAGGAAAACATGCTTATGAATGGTATCCTCGGTACTGCAGGTGAAGCAGGTGAGCTTGTTGATCTTCTCAAAAAGCAGATTTTTCAGGGGCATCCATTTGATAAAGAGCATCTTATCAAGGAGTGTGGCGATGTGCTGTATTATCTGGCACTTACTGCTGAGGCACTTGGTACCACTCTTGAGAATATTGCAATCAAAAACAACAAGAAACTTTGGGAGCGCTATCCTGACGGCTTCAAGGCTGAAAATTCGCTCCATAGAAAGGAAGGGGATATTTAATGTTTGTTCTTATTCTCCGCGTTCTGGCATCTCTTTTCAACATCTTTATGCTGACTAGCATTATAGGATGGCTGAATGAGAAAAGATCCAGAGAAAGATTTGCCAGTGCTGTAGTACTTTCTACATTTTTTATCATGAATCTTGTCTTGACAGCCAGTGGTTTGTGAGGATAAGATCACGCTGGGGTTATCGCCAAATGGTAAGGCACAGGATTTTGATTCCTGCACTGTTGGTTCGATTCCAACTAGCCCTGTTGTGCCATTAGCTCAGCTGGAAGAGCACTTGACTTTTAATCAAGGCGTCGTGGGTTCGAGTCCCATATGGCACATACGGACCTTTAGCTCAATAGGTTAGGGCAGCTGCCTCATAAGCAGCCGGGTCTGGGTTCAAGTCCCAGAGGGTCCATATGCAGTTTGTAAACAATGTGGTTTTTTCTTTCTCTTGTGAAATCCCTTTCTCTTTTCCCACAAAGTAGCAACTGCAACTCCCCGTGAGAATCAACCTGCGGACAAGTCAGCCGCAACCGTATAGGCGGTCTTTGGGTAGGGTAGAGTCCTACTCTACCCACTTTTGCCGTGATGCCACAATGGTACTGGGCTAGTCTTGAAAACTAGTGATCTGTAAAAGGACTGAGGGTTCGAATCCTTCTCGCGGCGCTTATCAGCAAACTAGGGTAGCTCCCGAAAAGCGCATCCGCAGTGCCTGTTTGCTGGTTTGATTATGCGGAAAGCACATCATAGGTGTGCGTCAATATCAAGCGGAGGTATTAGAATGAATTTTAAAGAGTTATTTGTAGACAAAAGTAACCTACTTATCGTAAATACAAAATTAGCTGTTATTTTAGGCGATTTAAACCAAGCGATTGTGCTCAATCAACTTAATTACTGGCTTGAGATCAATAAAGCAGCGAATAAACATTTTATTGAGGGAAAATATTGGGTTTATAATTCTTATAACGAGTGGAAAAACAATAATTTCCCATACTGGAGTGAAAAAACAATTCAGCGAGTCTTTTTGAAATTAGAAAGTCGTGGAATTGTTTTGTCAGCCAACTTTAATAATAAGTCTTTTGATAAAACAAAATGGTACACTATTGATTTTGAAGTGTTAAACAAAATTATAAGTGAATATTCTGAGCCTATGTCAAGACAAAATGTCTCTGCGATGAGGACAGAATGTCCTGACGATAAGGACGAAGAGTCCAAACCAATACCAGAGAATACTACCAGAGAATACAATACAGAAAATACTGTTAAAGAACATGCTCTATTATCAACTAAAGTTGACAATAGAGATAAATACATGGTTTCGCGCACTAAAAGTGCTCAAAACTCAGGTGGCAAGCCCCAAAAGAAAGAACCTACTGTTGATCCAGATGATTTTATCAAATCTAAGGAGCTAGTTCTTAAAGATGAGCTTCACAGACTGTATTCGAACAATCCTAGAAACATCTTTACTACAGAGCAACAGGAAAATGACTGGGTTGACAAGGAATATAACAGCCTGACTGCTATTATTTTTGAGTTTAACCACCAATACAAAGCATCTACGGGCTTTGACGCTAAGAATCTATCAGATGAGAGCCTTAAACGAGTTACACGAAGCTACATCAAGTCTCCAGAATCCTTGAAGGATGACTATGATGACCTTGAAAGTAACAAGGTTCTGATTGAAGAATATCTAAAAACTGATTACGGCAGCAAACATGGAGTGATTGTAAAAAGTTTATCGCACTACATGTCTGGCAGCATTCGAGAAATGCTGTTCTATAAACACTTGTTCTAACTTGTCAATGCACATTTGCTAGCTATATACACGTACATTATGCTAGCTATATATGTACGTTGATACAAGTATACACGTACACTGGAGGTGCAAATGCAGAATATAGAAATCAACTTTGGGGTTCGTCCATGTATTGTAACTCAAAATGGCGAAGAAAAGAAAGCGTTATTCCATATGTGGGAAAATTTTGCAAAGCCTGTTGCAGCGGATTTGTATATTGGCGGTTGTCCAGAGGGACAAATGAGCATGATATTTGGACTTGTAGAGTATGATGATGGCACAATGGGCGAGGTAAATCCGAGCCAGATTCGATTCGTTGACAATAAGATCAAAGGCTATGCTTTTGAGGAGGGCTGATTCATGGTGAAATATAGACCACACAGAGGAGCATTATGCGACGCAATGGCAGAAATGAGAATCTTTGATTCTGTCGAAGATATGTTCCACTACGTTGTCGAAGACTGGAAAGCATATGGAAATCCATTTGATATTGGAGATTTAACCATAACGTGTGATGAAGGAAAAGACGAGCGCATTAACTGGAAAGAAGGCAGATATGTCTGCACCAGGCGAATGCGAGAAAAGTTTTTTGACACACCACAGTGTATCGGAATGTGTTCGATTGAATTGTAGAACGGAGATAACAATATGATGATTGCAAATAAAGTAAATGTAATGGGACAGGAATACCAAATTGTAAAAGTAAGCCGTGACCAGTATAAGCAATGCGATATCGCAGACGGATGGTGTGACGCTTACGGCAAGAAGATTTACTATGTAGACCCTAATACAGATCCAGAACATGATTCAATGGCGACATCGTCAGAAGAACTTGTAAAACATATTTTACAGCACGAAATTGTCCATGCGTTTCTCACTGAATCGGGACTTGCAATTAGCTCATACAGCATTATCGGTGCATGGGCGATGAACGAAGAGATGGTTGACTGGATTGCATGGAATGGTGAGAAACTGTATCAGGCGTGGAAGGAGGCAGGGCTAGTTGATTAAAGAAGATGATTTACAAACAAAAGTTGTGGAGCAAGCCGCCCTTATAGCGGCGGCACTCAAAAAAGGTAAAGACGTTGAGGTACGGCGAACCGCAGCCGGAATCAGCGTTGCCGAAGTTATCAAGAAGGTTGTGTACCGATGATTATTGACTATATGAAAAATATTGATTGCCTCATTGGTATGAAAGA